AGGTTACGCTACTGACCCCTTTTTAACGTTCCCAACTCACTTTTAACATTTGCAAACACTTTGTGGCACGCTTTTTGCTATGGGTCGCAATTACCAAAATTTAACACATTGCGCCCGACTTTGGCACGGTTTTTGTTATGCGTGTGCGCCCGTGAAATTGTTTCACGTGGAACACTGCCACACCGACACGCAAAATAAAATGTTTCACGTGGAACACAACACCAAGAGTTAATAAAAGTTAAAACGAAATAATTTGTGCGCTTATGCTTGTATGTTAAAAAAATGTTGTATCTTTGCAGTGTTCAATTAAACGATTTGAAAATATGAAAGAGTTACTACAACATTTCAGAGAGCAACCGAAAGAAGCAATTAAAGAGGTTGCAATGTGTGTAATGATTTTTGCCGTTTGCGGTGCGATGTTGTTTCTATCTGCAATTTTGCAGGGTTGCAGCATACAACGTGAAAGCGCAAGCAGCGGCAAAGCAGTGATAATAACAACCGATACAACGTACATATACCACGGCGGTACGGTTAAGTTTCCAAAGAGCAAATAACCCTATGTTTAACAATTAAAAGTTTACTACAATGAACGAAGAAAAAAGAAACGCATTTGACGAGTTTAGTTTTGCCGCTTTGTCGGCTTTGGGTAGCCTTATGGCGTGTAATGAAGTTTGCCGCAACCAACGGGCGGTTATGAAAATAAACCGCTTTCGTGCGTGGCTTATGGACTTGAAGCCGCAAGCCAACCCCGAACCGAACTTGTCGTTTGACGACGAACCTCAAGGACAGACAGCCGAATAACAATTAACAACAAGTTTAACAATTAAAGATTATTACAATGAAAAGTTTTGCAAGTAAGTTTAACAAGACAACTTTCGGTATTGACACAACCGATTTTCAGTACACCAAGTTAGCCGATATTTTCAACTCTGAAAATGAGGGCGGCAAAGATGTGGTACACAAAATCAATGGGCTTTACGTCCACAAATCACAATTAGGTGATAGCCCCGTAATTATTGATGAGGAAAACAAACGGTTGGTGAACCTACCAAGCCACACCGCCGAAACGGTACGTGAAATACTTTCCGATGATGAGGCAGTACAAACTATCAAAGACGGCAAAGTCGGGTACACTATTTACGAGTACGAAAGCCACGGCAAGAAGTGTTACTCTATTTCGTTCGTGGACTTGTAAGAGTTTGAAAAGTTATGTTTAACTTTGTAGGGGTTGCAATGTTTGTAACCCCTATTTAATATAACAGCGTATGGTAAAAATCAAAGTTTATTTTTCGCCGTCTGTATATGCGAAAACAAGCAGGCTAAAATTAAAGAGAGAACTTTGCAAGCCGTTGAAAGCAGCCCCGAAATGCGCAAAGAGATAGCACGTGTTTTCCAAATGGCAAACCGCCGAATACAGAATATAGAGCAAAGCGGACAACTTTCGCCAGCCGTGCAAGCGTTAAACAAAGGCGATGTAAAAGGGTTTACCAAGTTTTCAATGAAAGGCGATTGGAACACCCTAAAAATTGAGTACAGCAAGGCGATTTCGTTTTTACGCCAGCCAACCAGTACGGCGCAAGGTGCAAGGCAGTACGGGCAACACCTGCAACGTATGTATGACTTAACGCCCGATGAGTACAACCTTATGGCAAGGAACTTGCAAGGCAAGTTAAACAGCGTTTCGGATAGTGATTTCGTGGAAAGGTATTTGATGCGGTACAAGGATTTCACGGGCGAAATGGAGCAAAGCGCAAGCGATATAAGCACCCAAATAGAAAGTGAAGCGCAAAGCATATCACGGGCGATTGATGACGAAATAGAGAGAGCCGCAAATGAAGCGGCAAACAAAATTGATGATGATATAGACCGAATACTACAAGGTTTTAATAAATTCGGCTTATGAAAAAAATACCTTTTGAGTTACAAGAAAGAATAAACAGCCCGACCGAAATAACAAGCGTATTGCAACGTGCCGTAAACGAAAAGAACATTATCGGAAACAGCAAAGGCGAAAGGTTTTACAACGTGCCGTGCGCCTTTGATATTGAAACAACAAGTTTTTACCGTGATACGGACGGACGGGCGTACACATACGAGCAAGTGCAGCGTATGCAGGACGGGAACGGGCGCAAGGCGAAATTAGAGAAAGCCGCAATAATGTACGTTTGGCAGGTTGGCATAAACGGATATACTATAATGGGGCGCACGTGGGGCGAGTTTGTCACGATGATGCAGACCGTAAGCGAGGTTTTGCAACTGAATGACAAATTGCGCCTTATTGTGTATGTGCATAACCTTTCATACGAATTTCAGTTTTTGCGCAATGGTTTGAGTGGCAACGGGTTTTCAGTATTGATTTACGTAAACCGATTTACGCAATAACAACGGGTAACATAGAGTTTAGATGTAGTTATTTGCTTTCGGGTTATTCGCTTGCAAAGTTGGGCGAGCAACTTATGAAATACAAGTGTGAAAAAGCCGTCGGCGATTTGGACTACCAGCAAATAAGACACGCCGAAACGCCGCTGACTGATGCGGAAATACATTATTGCATAAATGATATTAAAGTAGTGATGTGCTACATACAAGAACGTATCGAGGAAAGCAAAGGGATAACGCACATACCGATAACAAAGACGGGGTTTGTGCGCAAGTATTGCCGTGCGCATTGTTTGCGTGAAAAGACCGATGCAGGAAAGACCGTACCAAATTGGGATTACGTTAATTTGATGCAGGAACTACAAATTACGGGTATGAATGAATTTAATATGCTGCAACGTGCGTTTGCAGGCGGTTTCACACACGCAAACGCCGAATATACAGACGAAATAATGTATGATGTGGATAGTTACGACTTTACAAGCAGTTACCCGTATGTAATGATAGCGGAAAAATACCCGATGTCGCAAGGCGTTGCAATCACGGTTAAGAGTATGGCGCAATTTGAGTTTTTAATATCAAAGTATTGTTGCGTATTCGATATTGAGTTTACCAACATATTTGCCAGCGAAACGCAAGACAACCCGATTTCCGCAAGCAAATGTTTTGTGAAAGAAAACCCGTGCGAGAATAACGGGCGCATTGTGGCGGCTTCAAAAATAGCACTGACAATTACGGACGTAGATTTTAATATACTCAAAAACTTTTATACGTGGGAAAGTATGCGTGTTGGTGAAATGTATTGTTATAAGAAAGATTATTTGCCGACACCGTTTGTAAAATCAATCTTGCATTTGTACGAAAGCAAGACGAAATTAAAAGGCGTTGAGGGTAAAGAAGTGGAATATCTAAACAGCAAGGAAATGTTAAACAGTTGTTACGGTATGAGTGTAACCAACCCTTTGCGTGATGAGTTTACATATAACGGCGAATGGGATATTAACTCAATGTCCCCCGAACAAAAACAAGAACTTTTATACAAGTACAACACCAGCAAAAACCGTTTCTTGTTTTACCCGTGGGGTATCTTTGTAACCGCATACGCAAGGCGCAACCTTTTCACGGGCATACACGAAGCGAAAGACGATTATATATACAGCGACACCGATAGCATTAAGATAATGAACGGCAAGGCGCACGAAGCATATTTCAAGGCTTATAATATGCAGGTGCAAATGAAATTGCGTGCCGCCTGCAAGTACCACGGTTTGCCGTTTTCGCTTTGCGAGCCGCAAACGATAAAAGGCATAACAAAGACTTTGGGCGTTTGGGATTTCGAGGGTACATATACACGGTTTAAGACGCTGGGAGCTAAACGGTATATGGTGCAAGAACCGAACGCACTAAAAGCAGGCGGACGGGCATACGATTTCAGTTTGACCGTGTCGGGCGTAAACAAAAAGGCGGCGATACCGTATCTTATTGAAAAGTACGGCGAAAACGGTATCTTTGACGCTTTCACTAATTATCTGGATATACCGCCGCAAGCAACGGGCAAGAACATACATACTTACATAGACTACGAGATACAAGGCGAAATAACCGACTACAAAGGCAGCACGACGCACTACAACGAACGCACGGGAGTACATTTAGAGCCGACAGGTTACAGCCTTTCCCTTTCGGTTATGTACATAAATTATTTGCGAGGTATCAAATTTAAGGACTAAATAATAATAGTATGACAACAAGAAAGACAAAGACAGACAAGCCGAAATATTACGACTTGAAAGCGATTTTAAGCAAAAACGCCGACTATAATGTTATATTTGGCGAACGGTCAAACGGCAAGACTTATGCAGCCTTAAAATATGGTTTGGAAAACTATATCAAGACGGGCAAGCAAATGGCGTATATACGCCGTTGGCGTGAGGATTTGAGGGTAAACGTGCCGAAAGTCTGTTTGCAAACCACACCGCAAACGGGCTTATTGAGGAACTGACAGAGGGCAAATTTAACGAAGTGTTTTATATGTCGAACAAATGGTTTTTGTCGTACTACGATGCAGAGAAAAACAAGCGTACACCCGACACAACCCCGTTTTGTTACGGGTTTTGCCTTTCAGAGCAGGAACACGAAAAAAGCAGCAGTTACCCGAATGTTACAACGATAGTGTTTGACGAGTTTCTAACACGGCGGTATTATTTGCCCGATGAGTTTATGTTGTTTATGAACTTGTTAAGCACGATAATACGCCAGCGCAACGATGTTAAGGTTTTTATGCTGGGGAACACGGTAAACAAGTTTTGCCCGTACTTTACGGAAATGGGTTTGAATCAAGTGCCGTTTATGGAGCAAGGAACGATAGATATATACCGCTTTGGCGAACATGGCGCAATAGTGGCGGTTGAGTATTGCAGTAGCACCGTACAGCACAAAGCAAGTAACAAGTATTTTTGTTTTGACAATCAAAATTTGCAGATGATTACGGGCGGTAAGTGGGAACTTGCCGTATATCCGCATTTGCCGTGTAAGTACAAGCCGCAAGATGTGTTGTTTGTGTACTATATCAAGTTTAACGATGTAGTTTTGCAAGGTAACATTATCCAAGTGGGTAACGAGTGTTTCACCTACATACACGCCAAAACAACCCCGATTAAGGACGAAGAAAACGCCTTAATATATTCGCTTGAAATGAACGGCAAACCGAACTACAAACGCAAGTTGTTAAGTACGGCAAGTTACGTTGAACAGCAAGTCGCACGGTTTTTCGCAATAGACAAAGTTTTCTACCAAGATAACGAAATAGGCGAGATAGTACGCAATTATTTAATTACGAGCGCAAAGACAAACATTGTTTCTTTGAAATGAAAATTAAGGGCGGTTTGGTGCACATTTCGTGCCGAACCGCCCGTTTTACGAAATAAATAACTACCTTTGCAATAGGAACTAAAAATTTATTGATATGGACGCAAATACTATTATTCAGATTGTTTCAAGTTTGGGTTTTCCGATTGTGATGTGTGGGGCGTTGTTTTGGTACATGGTGAAACAGCGTGAGGCACACAAAGAGGAAACCGACCATCTAAAAGACACAATTAACGAAAACACGAAAGTGTTAGCCGAACTTACAACCCTAATTAAAGTATTGACAAATGAAAAGGAAAGATAACATTTACAGTCTGTATCAAAATCAGATTAAGGACAAAGACACCGCCGTAACCGAATTTATGGCAAACACTTTGGCGAAAACTCAAAGTATGTTTAAGTATGAGGGTTTGCCCGACAGCATACCGCAAAAAGAGTTGGAACGGCTTTTGCAGACAACGGGCAACGTATTTGTTACGAAAGTGGACGGGGTTTTGTACGCATTGCAGGGCGGCAAAGGCGGCGAACCCGATGTTTACGGACGGGCAACGCTTTACACGGTTGCAAACCCCGCTTTGAAGTTAAACAAAACCTACGATATACGAAAAGACGGGGTTTTGATTGAAAACGACAGCAACGGCGAAAGCCTTTTGCCGCTTATTGGACGTTATGCAGTGTTATATACTGACGGGCTTATTTCATTGAACACCGCCAGCGTATTAACCCGTATTACGATGCTGATTAGTGCCAGCGATGATAAAACAAAACAGAGTGCCGATGAGTTTTTGCGTAAGATACAAGACGGCGAGTTTTCTATTATCGGGGAAAACGCTTTTTTCAAAGGCGTAAATATGCAGACCGCCCCGACAACAAACAGCGTGTACATTACGCAACTTATTGAATTGATACAATACTATAAAGCAAGTATGTATAATGAGTTGGGACTAAATGCTAACTACAACATGAAGCGTGAACGCCTTAATTTGGGTGAGGTGAGCATGAATGTAGATGTACTTTTGCCGTATGTGGATAATATGTTAAGAGAAAGACAAAATGCAGTTGAAAAGATTAACGAAATGTTTGACACCGAAATTTCGGTTAAGTTGGCAAGTAGTTGGGGTTTGGAACGTGATAATTACAACGCTTTGGCGGCTGATTTGGAAACGTCAATGAAAGAAGAACCCGAACCGACAGAGGAAACAGACGGAAACGACACCGAAACGACCGAAACAGAGGAAACAGAGGAAACGAAAGAAACGGAAACGGAAACGGACGGTAACGATACCGAAACAGAGGAAACAGAGGAAACAGAAGAAACAGAAGAAAACAAAGACGATAAGCAATGAAATACAGCGAACTATTTACAACGGGTAACGGGATATTCGCAACCGTTTTCAAAACTGAATACCCGACCGAGTACGCCGCTATTTTCGGCGATACCGACCCGACCAAGTTAGACGCTTACGCCTTACTGATGTACGGCGGCAAAACCGTTGTAAGCAGCATAACCAGCGACAACGCAAGCGAGGTTGTTTCGGCGGTGATTGCGGTAAACGTGCAAGGCTGGGAACGTGAAGCGGCGGCGATGTTAGCCGATTACGATGTACTGACACCCGTCACGGGGCAAATTGAACGGACGGAAACCGTAACTTTGCAGGAAAGCACCGACAACACCGAAACGGGAGCAAACAAGGCGTTTAACGACACGGATTTTTCAGACAGCGACCGAAAGACCGCCAACGATGAAAGAAACCGCACAGAGAGCCGCAAAACGACCGAAACGAGCAAAGGAACGGGCGCAAGCAAATCAATTTCAACCGAATTGCAAAGAATTGCAGTTAAGGCGTGATAATTGGAGAAA